AGGAACGCTATAAGGATGACAAGGAACGCCAGCAGCAGGAGATCATGGCGCTCTACAAGGCGGGGCCCGAAGTGTTTACGCCGGCGGTGAGCGGGCGGATCGGGGCGGGCGGCGGCGCGCAAGTTTCGGTGACGATGAATTTCGCCGGGCCGGCCGGCGCTGACGCCGAGCAAAGCGTGCGGCGCCTGCGCGGGCAGATCATGGCCGATCTGGCGCGGGCGGTCGCCGATGGGAGCGGGCGGCTATGAGCTTTCACGAGGTGCGATTTCCGCTGCGGGTCGGATTTGGCGCGCGCGGCGGGCCGATGCGCCGGACCGAGGTGGTGACGCTCGCTTCGGGGCGCGAGGAGCGCAATGCGGTGTGGGCGCAAGCGCGGCGGCGCTTTGACGTCGGCGGGGCGATCCGCAGTCTGGACGATTTGGCGGCGGTGACGACGTTTTTCGAAGCGCGGATGGGCCGGCTCTATGGGTTTCGGTTTCGCGATCCGATGGATTGGCGCACCAGTTTGCCGTCGGCGGCGGTGACGGCGCAGGACCAATTGCTCGGCCATGGCGATGGGGCGGCGACGCGGTTTCAGCTGGTCAAGCATTATGCGGATGCGGCGGGGGCGACGACGCGGGCGCTGCGCAAGCCGGTCGAGGGCTCGGTGCGGGTCAGCGTCGGCGGGACGGAGCTGGCGGGCGAGGCGTTTAGCGTCGATCTGACGACGGGCGAAGTGGATTTGGCGATCGCGCCGGGGCCGGGCCTGCGGGTCGAGGCGGGCTGTCAGTTCGACACGCCGGTGCGCTTTGACAGCGATGTGCTGGAGGCGAGTCTGGAGGGCTTTGCGGCCGGGCGGGTGCTGTCCGTGCCGCTGATCGAGCTGTTGGTGTAGCGCGGCGGTTTTTTCCCTGAAAATCAAGCGTTTACGGACCGGAGGGCGCGATGCGCGCAATCGCGGAAGAACTGCAATCGCGTCTCGATAGCGGGGCGACGACCTTGTGCTGGTGCTTTGAGCTGGTTCCACCGGCGGGCGCGGCGCTGCGCGTCACCGATCATGACCGCGATCTGCTGTTTCGGGGAGAATGGTTCCGCAGCGAGGCGGCCTGGGAATTGGGCGACGCCGATGCGAGCGCCGGACTGGCGGGCGAGCTGGCCGGGATTATCGGCGTGCTGGGCCATGCCGGGCTGTCGGCCGAAGCGCTGGCGGCGGGGGTCTATGACGCGGCGCAGGTGAATGTCTGGCGGGTCGATTGGCGCCGGCCGGATCTGTCTTTCTGGGCGTGGGGCGGGCGGATGGGCGCGGTGCGCCGGCAAGGCGCGCGCTTTGAGGCGGAATTGGCGAGCCCGCAGGCGGCGCTCGACCGGGTGGTGGGGCGAATTTACGCGCGGCGCTGCGACGCAAAGCTCGGCGATGCGCGCTGCGGGGTGGATTTGTTCGCGCCGGGCAGGCGGGCGCCGGGATGCGCCGTGATCGCGGCGCGCCACGCCGAATTGTTCACGGCGAGCGGTCTGGAGGGCTTTGCGGCGGGAACGCTCGACCAGGGCGAGGCGCTGTGGGAAACCGGCGCGAATGCCGGGCGCGCAAGCCCAATCGCGCAAACGACCGGCCAGGAAGTGCGGCTGCTGGCCCCGACGCCGCGGCCGATCGCGGCGGGCGATCGCTTCACGGCGATCATCGGTTGCGACAAGAGTTTTGCGGTCTGCGCCAACCGCTTCGCCAATTCGGACGCCTTTCGCGGCTTTCCGCTTATGCCGGGCAATGACGCGCTGGCGCAAGGACCGATCGCCGGATTGGTCAATGACGGCGGCTCGCGGTTCCAATGAGCACGGCGCAATTACGCGCGGCGGCGCTGGCGGAGGCGCTGTCCTGGCGCGGAACGCCCTATCAGCATCAAGCGAGTCTGAAAGGCGCTGGCTGCGATTGCTTGGGCCTGGTGCGTGGGGTGTGGCGGGCGCTGTATGGTGCGGAACCGGAAACGCCGCCGCCTTATACGCCCGATTGGGCCGAAATGCGCGGCGAGGAGACCTTGCTGGCGGCGGCGGAGCGCTGGTTGGTCCCCGTTGCAGTGCAAGATGCGCAAGCCGGCGATGTCCTGCTGTTTAGGATGGCGCCGCAGGGCCCGTGCAAGCACGCCGCGATCCAAAGCGGGCCCGATCGGATGGTGCATGCCTATTGGGGACGGGCGGTGGTCGAGAGCCGGCTGGTTCCGTGGTGGCGGGCCCGACTGGCGGCGGCCTTTGCGTTTCCGATGACATCGGTGGTTTTTTAAGGAGCGTGCGGCATGGCGAATATCGCCTTTGCGGCCTTGCAGGTCGGGCTGAAAGTCGCAGGCGCCTTTGCGGCGCAGACGGCCGGTCGCGCGGCCTCGCGGCTGTTCTATGACCCGATCCGGGAGGGGCGGCGCATCGCTGATGTCGATCTGACCAGCTCGACCGAAGGGGCGGCGATCGCCCGCGCCTTTGGGCGGGTGCGGCTGACCGGCGAGGTGATCTGGGCGGCCAAGCTGAAAGAAACGCGCGATGTCGAGCGCCAGGGCGGCAAGGGGCCGCTGGCGGGGCCGCGGGTCGAGACTTTTACCTATAGTTTGAGCTTTGCGGTTGCCTTGTGCGAAGGGCCGATCCTTGGCGTGGGGCGGGTCTGGGCGAATGGCGAACCATTCGATCTCGCCAGCGTGACGGCGCGCGTCTATCGCGGCGATGAGGATCAGGCGCCCGATCCGGCGATCGAGGCAGTCGAGGGGGAAGCGCCCGCTTATCGCGGCATTGCCTATGTGGTGTTCGAGGATTTGCCGCTGGAGGCGTTCGGCAACCGCGTGCCGCATTTGTCGTTCGAGGTGATCCGGCCGGCCAAGGATGCGCCGGGCGGGGCGGCGCGGCTCGAAGATTTGATCCAGGCGGTCGATCTGATCCCGGCGTCGGGCGAATTTGCTTATGCGACCTCGATCGTCGAGCAGGATTTGGGACGCGGCGCAAACGCCATCGAGAACGCGCATGCGGCGGCGCGGCAATCGGATTTGTCGGTGGCGCTCGATCAATTGGCCGAGCAGGCGCCCAATCTGAAACAGGTGGCGATCGTCGTCGGCTGGTTTGGCGATGATCTGCGCTGCGGCCTGTGCAAATTGCGCCCCGGGGTCGAGACGGCCGAGAAACAAACCAAGCCGTTTGACTGGCGCGTCAACGACGTTGAGCGCGATCAGGCCCATCTGGTCTCGATGGTCAACGGCCGACCGGCTTTTGGCGGCACGCCCTGCGATGGCAGTATTTATGAGGCGATCGCCGAAATCAAACGCCGCGGCTGGCGGGTGACGTTATATCCGTTCATTTTCATGGATATTCGCGCCGAACAGGGCCTGCCCGATCCCTATGGTCGCAGCGCTCAGCCCGATTATCCCTGGCGGGGGCGGATTACCGGCGCGGTCGCGCCGGGCTTGCCTGGCTCGACCGATTTGACGCCAGCGGCCGAGGCGCAAGTCGCGGCGTTTTTCGGCGCGGCGCAGGTCGATGATTTCAAGCTGAAGAACAATGGCTTGCGATATGAAGGCCCCGAAAACGATTTCGGCCTGCGCCGCATGGTGCTGCATTACGCGCAATTGGCCAAGCTGGCCGGCGGGGTGGACGCCTTTTTGATCGGCTCGGAATTGGTTGGGCTGACGCAATTGCGCAGCGCGCCTGGGGTTTATCCCGCCGTGGCGCAGCTGAAAGCGCTGGCGGCGGATGTGAAGGCGGTGCTGGGCCCGTTTGGGACGAAGGTGTCTTATGCAGCCGATTGGACCGAATATGCCGGGCATCGACCGGCGGGCGAAAGCGGGGAGCTGCGCTTTCCGCTCGATCCGCTGTGGGCTGACCCGCAGATCGACATGGTCGCGATCGATTATTACGCGCCGCTGACCGATTGGCGCGACGGGGCCGGGCATTTGGACGGCGCGCTGACGCGGAGCATTTATGACCCTGGCTATTTGCAGAGCCGTTTTTTCGCCGGTGAGGCCTATGACTGGCATTACGCTTCCGGGAAGGATCGGGCGGGGCAAATCCGCACGCCGATTCGTGATCTGGCGCATGGTGAGGATTGGGCGTTCCGGGCCAAAGACCTCGCCGGCTGGTGGAGCAATGCGCATTACGAACGGCCCAATGGCGCGCGGGCGAGCGCGCCGACCGCCTGGGCGCCCGGACTGAAGCCGATCTGGCTCACGGAGCTGGGATTTCCCGCCGTCGATAAGGGGTCGAATGGTCCAAATGTGTTTGTCGATCCAAAGAGCGTTGAATCGGCGCTGCCGCCTTTTTCATCGGGTCGGCCCGACGATCTGATCCAGCGGCGGGCGCTGGAGGCGGGTTTGACGGCCTTGGCGGCGCCGGGGCCAAATAACCCGATTTCGGGGGGTTATGGCGGGGCGGGGCCGGGGGGGGGGCCGGTTTTTGTCTT